AGTTAATGAAGTCATATTTGCTAATAGATTTTGTTTTTCTAACATGACTTCTATAACAATTTCACTTACTATTTCATCTACATCTTGTGCAATAAACATTAATTCTTTTTTACCTTTATTTATTGATTCTATTAAATCTTCGTCTAATTCTAAATCTGTAGCTAATTCAAACGCTTTTTTATATATAAGTTCCATTAATGCTTTTTCTTCTAATCCTTGTTCTAGTCCTTTAGATATTTTTTCTTTTAATTCATTTCTATTCTCACCAAATATATTATAAACTAAAACGGTTTCTATTTCGTTATTTATTTCCACATCATATGAACTTCTAATCATATCTAATGTTAAATCACTTAATTTCATTTCTTAATCTCCCTTCTTTATTAATTATTTTAATATATCTTTTCTCTTTATTTATTTTTTTTATAAAACAAAATAGGAGAAGAAATCAATCGTCTCCTATTTTCACACATTATACAAATAGTAATTAGAGTTATAACACAACTGGCTTTGTGTACGATTATATTATATGATTATTTTAAATTTATATACGTAATCTTTTTAAATTGCGAACTAAGTAAAACTATAAATTTTTTATTATTTTTGCCATTTTCCTACCAATTTTAACTTGACCTTTTGCTGTTGGGTGACCTCCATTTATACAATCGAGTTGATTTGTAACATATTGTGAATATCCGCAATATCTAGTTTCTATATATTCGACCCCATATAATTCAGCACATTTTTTTAAAGGATTTATATAAGTATCATTAATACCTAAACCACCTGCGGGAGTATATCCAATTGCAATAATCGCATTTGGCCAAGTATTACAAGCATAATTCAAAGTAGCTTGTATTCCTCCATAATAAGTATTTAAATTATAATCATCTATAGATAGACTTGTTGATAATTCACCTATCTCTAAAGAATTATTTTTATCATTAGTACCCATAGCTATCACTATGTAATCTATATTTGTATTCTTATCATATGTTTTTATTTGTTCATATGCTGTTGGGACTTTACCATCTGTATAAGTAAAAGTTGCACTAGACCTAGCAGTATTTAAATTTGAAGTTTGTAAAATTTTATTTACTTCTGCTTGCCAAAGATTAGGAGCAGAAAAACTGTCACCTATTGACAAAAATACTTTTTCTGCGAGTTCATTAACACCCAAATAATTTTTTAAATATGTGATATTATTTTCATTTCTTAAAATTGGAACTGTATCATCATATGGAACAAAAGTGCTATGTAATTCGTTTCTATTAAGTCCATGTCTATGCAATATAAATTTAAAGTCTTCGGGAGGTGTAGAATTTGTAAGTCTACATTTTATATAAAAAGTATCATTAGGTACTATATACTTTCCAACACCATATGTTAAACTTTTATCAAGTGGTTGTTTTTCTTTATCATAGCAAGTTATTGTATAACTTCCTCCGTACAAAGTTTCACCAGGTACTACTTCTTCAATTCCTGATTCATGTACATAATAATCTCCTTGCTTATAATGGGTAATATTGGCAGGATTTATTATAGCCCATCTA